AGAACACAACCAACAACGCATACGACGGAAGCAAGACCCATATGCTGTTCCTCGACGAGGCTGGTAAGTGGCTGAATCCTAACGATATACGTGAGGTGTGGCGAATTCATAGAACGTGTCTGCTTGTTGGACGTAGGGTAATTGGCAAGGCGATGGTGGGCTCTACTGTGAATCCACTTGACAAGGGTGGGCGAGAGTTCCGAGACTTGTACTACGACTCAGACCCTAACGATCGCAACGACAACGGACGTACCAAGAGTGGTCTGTATAAGATATTCATCCCAGCTTACGACGCACTAGAGGGATTCTTTGACCAGTACGGGATGCCGATTGTTGATGACCCAGAGCAGCCAGTGATGACTGAGGACGGAACGTTCACCACAATCGGTGCACGCACGTTCTTAAAGAACGAGAGAAGGGGACAGCAAAACAACAGCTACGAGCTCAATGAAATCATCCGTCAGTTTCCGTTCACTGAGGATGAAGCATTCCGTGATTCCACCAAGTCTTCGCTGTTTAACATCCAGAAGATCTACGAACAGATTCAGCACAACGAGGAGCTATTCCCCAACCCAGTAATCATTGGAAACTTTCAATGGAAGGAAGGGAAGCAAGACACAGAGGTTGTGTTTGCACCAGACCCAAACGGACGTTGGCGTGTTTCTTGGCTAGCACCACCAGAGATTCGAAATAAACGAAAGACCGAGAACAACAAGCTAGTACCACCCAACGGAGCATTCGGAGTACTGGGAGTTGACTCCTATGACCTCGACACTACGATTGACTACCGAGCATCTAAAGGCGCGTGCCACATCTACAACAAGTTCTCGATGGAGCACCCAGCAAATATGTTTGTTGCTGAGTATGCCTCACGTCCTCCGCTTGCCAAGATATTCTACGAAGACATCCTTATGGCTGCTGTATTCTATGGATATCCTGTACTGATAGAGAACAACAAGTACGGCATTGCACGATACTTCGAGTCGCGAGGGTATGACGAGTACTTAATGGACCGTCCAGCGCATCTAATGTCCACATCGGCAAAAGTTAACGTAAAGACCAAAGGCATCCCCTCCAACAGCCAAGACGTCATCCAAGCCCACGCTCAGGCAATCGAAGCTTACATCCACGACCACGTAGGTATCCACAACGAGACCGGACACTTCGGAAGGATGTACTTTACAAGAACACTTGAGGACTGGATTAACTTTAAGATTGACGACCGAACAAAGTTTGACTTAACCATCAGCTCTGGTCTTGCACTTTTGGGTGCCCAGAAGCAGGTAAAAGAAATCAAAAAAGTAAACTTCAACGACAAGGTTTTCTTCCGTAAGGGTAAGGAAATTACGCGATAACTTAAGTTCGTACCTTTGTCCATAAACTGCGATAAATGGATCAATACTCAGTAAAAAGCAACGGGTACGACTCTACGTTTCCTGATCCGCTTGCCTCACACGAGGTAAAAATGAACAAGGGCTATGGCCTTCAGTACGCCAAGGCAATCTACGGACAGTGGGGTAGTGCCGAGTACGAGGGCTCACTATACGGCAAGCGCTGGAAGGAGTTTGAGATTTCACGCGACTACGCCAACGGCACGCAGGACACGTCTATCTACAAGCAGATCCTTACATCTCTTGACCCAAACAACGGCGACGGATCACTGGTGAACCTTGACTGGACACCAGTACCTATCGTACCTAAGTTCGTAAAGATTGTAGTAAATAAGATTCTCTCTTCTAAATTCTACCCCAACGTAGAAGCTGTTGACCCTCTCTCTCGCAGTGAGAAGGACTACGAGAAGAACAAGATGAAGGTCTTCATCGACAACAAAGACGTACTTAAGGAAGCCAAAGAATCTGGACTACGTACTGAGGTAGACCCTGACGCTTTGCCAGACACTGCAGAAGAAACCGAAATCTTCCTTGAGACCAACATCAAAACTGCAGCAGAAATCGCTGCACAGATTGGAATCAATCTAACTCTTAGCTGGAACGACTTTGACGAGCGTGTGTTCCGTCGTAACGTAGAGGACCTCGTCACCTGCGGTATGGCTGTCACTAAGCGCAGCAATGACCCGAACTACGGAATCGTAGAGGAGTACGTTGACCCCGCATACTTCGTCCACAGCTTTACCGACGACCCAACATTCAGCGACATCATCTACGCAGGACACCTTCGCCGTATGAGCATCTCTGAACTCAAGCGCATCGCAGGCGATCAGTTTAGCGAAGAGCAGTACGAGACGATGGCACGTACGGTGATGAACCGATTCGGTAACGATCCCAACCGCTTTATGGACCAGCGATATGACGTGGGTATGGAGCGCTACTACTACGGATACGACGAGTACACCATCGACGTGATGGACTTCGAGTTCGTGAGTGTAGACAACATTATCTTCGAGAAGAAGGAGTCCCGCTTTGGTAACGTAGGCTTCTACTACAAGGGCCACAAGTACAACGCCCCCCAGCAGAGCGTATACGATCGTGAAGCTGTTTATATGCAGAACCAGACGCTGTACGGCGGACGATTCATCATCGGAACAGAGTACATCTTCGACTACGGGGTAAAGAAAAATATACCTAAGAACGTACACGACCTAAGCCGTACGCGTATGAGCTACAGCGTTGTAGCTACGAATATGCGCCGTATGATTCCTAAGTCAATGGTAAGCTCCATCATTGGATTCGCTGACCAGCTGCAAATTACCCACCTCAAGCTTCAGCAGTCTATTGCTAAGGCTAAGCCAGATGGATTGATTGTAGACATCGAGGGACTGGAGAACGTACAGCTCGGTCGCGGTGGAGAGCTTCAGCCTCTGGACATTCAAGACATCTACGAGCAGACGGGTATCTTCTACTACCGCAGTAAGAACCCAGACGGAAGCTTCCAAAACCCACCGATCCGCCCACTGGACAACAGCATCCGAAACATCAACGAGCTCATCACCATCTACAACCACGCGCTACGAATGATTCGTGACGCTACGGGTATCAACGAGGTGATGGACGGAACTTCTCCGAAGGGAGACCAGTTGGTAGGAGTACGTCAGCAGCAGCTTGCTGCAGCAAACAACGCTCTGTACGACATCACCAACGCATCTGTTGTGCTGTACCGCAGAATCTGCGAGGACATTGTTAAGTGTTTGCAAATCCTTCCCCCTAAGTCTATTCTGTACAAGGCGTACGAGACTGCAATTGGCCGCGAGAATATGGCTGTTCTTTCTAGCTTCTCTAGCCTACCGATGTACAACTTCGGGGTTCGTGTGGTTGCTGATATGAACGAGCTTGACCGTATGTACCTTGAGCAGAACATCCAAGCGTCTATCGCTCAGGGTGAGCTAGACATCGAGGATGCGATTGCTATTCGTCAGTTGCGTGATGTAGACCAAGCCGAGCGTTTGCTTATTGTGCGCCGTAAGAAGCGTATGAAGATGCGTCAGGAGATGGCTCAGCAGAACTCTCAGTTCCAAGCTCAAGCAAATGCTCAGGTTGCTCAGGTCACTTCTCAGAGCAAGATGCAAGAAGAGCAGATGAAGGCACAGCTGGATGCTCAGAAGATTCAGCTCGAGGGACAGGTGAAGGCTCAGATGCTTCAGTTGGAGTACCAGCTTAAGATGGAACTTGCAAAGCTTCAGGGTCAGTTCGGTATTGCCGAGCAGCAGATCGAGTCTGGTGTACGCCAAACAGCTGATCAAGAGGCAGAAGACCGCAAGGATGACCGCATCAAGGAGCAGGCTGTAGCCCAGAGCAAACTTATCGCCCAACGCAAAGGAGAGCGTCCTGAACTCAACAAGGAAGACCTCGAGGGACAGGAGGACATCGTTGACATCATATTGAATCAATAACTACCTTTGTGAAGGAATAAGACTTTTGGTTTAACCTTTTACTTTTAAGATTTTGTCGTACTCCAACATTACATCGACCCCCAACTTCCAGTTGGCTGCTTTTGGTCAGAAAGGCTTCCGTAAGATTACGTCTAGCTTCACTCCTGTAGCGGGAGAAGAGTACCGCGTCGTATACGCACTTCAGGACTCTACCGTAACACTCACCTCCGTTAATGGAGACAATCTAACCAGCGAGACGATTCTTGCTGGTACCGCCGTTTATGGCCTGTTCACTTCTGTGGCTTGCGCCTCTGGTTCAGTATTAGCTTATATTGCGTAAGAGATGCTGGGTCTTGGGATGCAGATATTCAACCGCTTGGGCCAGACCCTCAATACTTATATTGAGATCTTCTGGAACACGAGCCGTCAGATCTGGAACACATCAACGGACATTTGGAACTTGTAAATAATAAGAAATGGGAACTCCACTAACAGGACTAGAGATTCGGGACACGTATGATGCCCTCCTGAAGATTTCAGACAACGGACCACTTGATGCAACGTTGCAAACCGTAACCGACGGACTCGGCGGCGAGTCGGCTTTATCACTGTCTACTGCGGGAGCTTCTGTGACTGGTACGTTTGCAGTAAGCGCAGGAGCTACGTTTGATACAACTACTCTTGTCGTAGACGCTACAAATAATCGAGTAGGTGTCGGCACAGCTGAACCAACTCAATCAATCCACACAACTGGAAACATTCGCATTCAGGGAGCGATCTACGACGTAAACAACACTGCTGGAACTAACGGTCAGGTGTTGACCTCTACGGGTACCACGATTGA